GCTTTAATCTCGTTTAGTTCGTTATCGGATAAGTTCTCTATATTGTTTGGGTTTGGTTTATATTGCATAACTATATCTCCTCTTTAGCGGGTTCAAACTTCGGGCAATCGTCATTAACTGATTCGGATACAATCATGCCTGACTGTTTAGCCAATGCCTCTAAAGCGGGTAAACAAGCCGTAAAAGTATCATCATCAGCGAATGTTGCAACCACTTCTGAATAGTTCTTAGTTTCAAAGTAAACAGTAATCATAATTAAATCCTTTCTTTCTGTGTTCTATTTTCTTTCATTTTTAGCAGTTTTCCATATCGCATTTTATCTAACAAATCCCACTCATAATAGGATAGTTTTCGTAATCTTTCATTGATATAATTGAAATAGTCTATTTCTTTCTGTATTTCCTCTATTGTTTTCTGTTTAGACATAATTAAGCCTCATCTATAAAGCCGATTGTAAAGTCTGAGCCGTCGCTAGCGTCAGGAATCTCAACATTCCCTAATAATACTTTTTCGTGAGCATCTGCCTCGTTTTCTGCCTCGACTTCAATTTTATAATAAACAACCTCGCTTGCGTTAACAATGTATTTTTTCATAATTAAACCTCTTCGCTTTCATAGATATACTCTAATTGGTTATAAACTTCTTGCGCTATTTCATCATCTGTCATATTGATATAACCTTTACAACCGCCTAACAGTAGGTCATAAATAGTATTATCGTTAAAGGTAGAATCAGATTGACATAAGAGCAAATCATTCTCTAATAATTCATCAATCCATTCTTGCTTTGTTTTGGTAATCTTATTATTACAACTGAATCTCACAGTCAAATTGGTAGACATAATAATCCCTTTCATAGATAGAAAACAATAACATAAACAGCAGTTAAGCAAGTGTAAAGACACACGCCTGTAAGCAGTAATGATTTAAGCATGATTAAGCCTCCTCATCTTGACCGATAAAATTAGCGATTGTTTCAGCTTCAGCGTCAACATAATGCCTTGCTATTTCGTGAAAGTTTACCTCTCGAAATGAAGCGTTCATAACATCAGAAAAGAATCCATTCTCAATATCGGGCATCATATCGACAAACATAGACTTAATTTCCTTTGCAACTAGATTCGTGATTGTGTCCAAATCCTCGAATGAACCGAAATAATCCGCCGTAAGCATAGCGATTCTTTCAGACATACGCCAATCGTTATCAATCCATAGATTAGCGTTCCATGTTTCGTAATTTGTCCAGCCATTGTATTTATTGTCATTCATGATTAAACCCCTAATAGTTTGTTTTTAGATTGTTCAAATAATACTTTTACAGATTGGTTAGCCCAATAATCCAAATCATCTTGAATCAAATCGTCAGCACTTGCTAACACTAAACGAGTAAACAATTCGTCATCATCATCAATAATTGGGTATTCTTTTTCTAACCATTTGGTAAAGAATGTCAAAACTTCTTCTTTAGTGCTGATTCCTGTAAGCATGATTAAGCCTCCATTGAGTTATAAAGTTCATTAGCCCACGCCTCAACATCAAACAAAGGCATAGCCTCTATGTCAATGTCTTCCTCTTCGCCGTTGTTTGGGTTAGTCCAATTAGCGTAAATGGTATCTGACCCTAAGCCAATGTAAAGCGTAAAGGGATAATCCTCAAGCCATAAATAGACATTACCTGAGTTTTGATTCTCTCCTGCCTCTCCGTATCCGCTTATATTCATGCCTAAGTCGCTTGCTTTGGTGATAAGTAAAGCAACCTTACGAAGTGCATTACTGCCTAAATTCTGACTGATTTCCATAATATAAATCTCCTGTCTAAAGTTAAGATAAAGCCCTGTTAAGTTTAATACTACTACGCGCGAATTAAAGACATTCGATATAGCAAATAAATTTGCCTTTGTTTTGCTCAAGTGTATTCGCATAAGATAAAGCCTCGGCATAAGTGTTAAATGCCACTTCTACCGCGCCAATGTTTTGCGCTACTTTAACTATAAATTTTGCTTTCATAATAATCCCTTTCAAGTGTTTAAGTGTTTACAGTCTATCCCTATCGCTAATGATACGCAATAGGGACAAACCCTTAGTTGCTACTGAGTGATACCATTTTCAATACGATAATCAATCTGATGTTTTACTCTACCCTTAATCTGTCTGTCTGTGTAGCCCTGATACTGTATCTTAAAATAATCATTATCACCAATGGCAGTGGCTAAGCAACCATTGTGATTGTAATTAAGGATAACTAAATAGTCTTTGTGGTTAAATTGTTTCATGGTTTTACTCTCCTGTTGAGATACTGTTTATCAATACTACCTATACAGTATAACGGATTAGTGCTATGAAAAGATACTAGGATAAACCCTAAGTTATTGATTGTATTTAACTATTGAGTATCATTGTCGATAGTCTAAGCCTATGCACTATGTTGCACTATGTTGGTGCATTGGTTTACTGGGTTGCACTAGGTTGCACTATAAAGGTGCATCATAGCCCCATATACTCACGCTATCAACCACCACAGGTCAATAGTATTTAACTATGATGACAAGTAAGTAAGCACTCACTAACCTAGCACTATATTGGTGCAAGGATGATGTAAGTAAGTACTAACTAACATAGGGGGGAGGGGTAGTCTATGTTGTGTTATGTTGGCGGAGCCTCCATAGCATATAAAAAAGTAAAATAGACCTATGTTAATTGATAAAAAAGGGACACAGTCAATGATGGTGTATGTTATTGATTACTAAAGGATAATAAAATAGGGACAGAGTAGTTGTAAATGCTCACTCCGTAGGAGGTCGCTGTTGTCCCCAGCGGAGACCTATATTGTCTAGGCAGACCCGCTGAATCTGCTCAGTCGCAGTAAGTGTCTCAACACCTTACTGTGTCGCAGACGGTGATAGTGTTGTTTAATAACCACACTGTTAAAATATTACTTGACAAAATCGTAAAAGTATGCTAAAATCGCCTTACAAGTTTAAGCAACACACTATAAAGAATCGGGTAAGCCCTGCAAGCAGTGAATTATTATAGCGCACTGTAGCAAAGGGGGATTAAAACCAAAATCCCCCTCCTGATAGCGAACTGCTCAATCTTACGATAGCATACTATAGTAACTATAGGGCTTTGAATTTTTTGTTTGTCTTAATAAGTATTTTCTTTGTCTTTCCCTTTAAGGATAAAAAGGCGTTATGTTAGAAGTTGAAAAACAATTATCTACCGAAGATGCTCAGTCTTCAGACGAAGGTGGTGTCTTAAAAAAGAAGCGCCCCAAGCTGGTTAGACGAGAAGTTGTCGATGGTAAACCTGTTCGGGGTCGTCCCACCAAGAAGGCGATTGCAAAGAAAAAGAATCCCGGCATTGTGGGGAGACCGCCGGGCGACGCAGCAAGAATCGCAGAGTTTAAAGCAAGGCTGTTAGCGACACATGGCGATAGCGTGATTGAAAAGATTATTCACACCGCCCTACAAGATGGACACCCTGCACAGGGAGCAATGCTAAAGTTCTGTGGTGAGAGACTGTTACCGCTATCGAGCTTTGAAGGTAAGACTGGTGGAGGAACACCGCATATTAGTATTAACATCAGTGGATTAACAAATCCAATGATAGAAGCAGAAGAAGTAATAGATACCGATGTTACTGATGTAACCATTAAGGACATCGATGAATCTTGATTTTAAACTACTGAAGTGGCAACAAACAGTATTTAAGGACCACACCCGATTCAAAGTAATCGCTGCTGGTCGCCGTTGTGGTAAGAGTAGGTTGTCTGCAGTAACCCTATTGATTGAAGGGTTAAATTGTCCTGAAGGTTCTAGTGTGATGTATGTTGCACCAACCCTAGGACAAGCTAGAACGATTATGTGGGACTTGTTGATGGACTTAGGTAAGCCTGTCATCAAATCCGCACACATCAACAACTTAGAGATTACTTTGGTGAATAACAGAAAAATCCTCATTCGAGGAGCTGACAACCAAGACTCTTTGCGTGGTGTGTCTTTGTCGTACTTGGTAATGGACGAGGTCGCCTTTATCAAGTCAGAGATTTGGGAACGAGTACTTCGTGCTGCTTTGTCGGATAAAAAAGGTAGAGCCATGTTTATCTCTACTCCATCTGGACGAAACCATTTCTATGAGTGGTATCAGCTAGGACAGAGTAATTTAGATGAAGATTGGAAGTCGTGGCACTTTACCACCGCTGACAATGAAACGATTGACCCTAAAGAGATTGAGGCTGCAAAGAGAACACTCAGTAGCTTTGCATTCGGACAAGAGTACCTATCTTCCTTCAATAATGCTGGTGCAGGATTATTTAAAGAAGAGTGGATTAAGTTTGATGAGCAACCTAAAGATGGTTCGTGGTATATTGCAGTAGACTTAGCTGGCTTTGAAGATGTCGCTAAGAGTGCTAGTGCTACCAAGAAAAGACTCGACCAGTCTGCTATTGCCATTGTTAAAGTAACCGATGATGGCACTTGGTTTGTGGATAAGATTGAAGCTGGTCGTTGGGATATACAAACCACCGCACTGAACATCTTAAAGAATATTAAAGAGTACGAACCTCTAGCAGTTGGAATCGAGCGAGGGGCGTTAAAGAATGCAGTCTTGCCTTACCTCAGTGATTTGATGCGAAAGAACAACTGTTACGCACATATCCTAGATTTAACGCATGGCAATAAGAAAAAAGTAGATAGGATTGTTTGGGGACTACAAGGTCGCTTTGAGCATGGACGAGTGATTCTAAATGCTGAAGAAGACTTTGATGAGTTTGTTGACCAACTCTTGATGTTTCCTACCTCTAATGTACACGACGACTTAGTGGATGCACTAAGTTATATCGACCAACTCGCTGTCACGAGCTACAGTATTGATAATGAGTCTGATGATTGGGAAGCTCTTGATGTTATTTCCGGATATTGATAAAGGATTAAAATGGCTGAAAATATGGACATGAATGAAGGTACTAGCTGGGAAGAACCTTCTGAAGCAGACAAAGAGCTTTGTGCCTTTGTTATCCAACACTGCGACAGATGGAGAGATTCTCGTGATGAGAACTACCTAGAATACTGGAAAGAGTACGAAAGAATCTTTCGTGGTATCTGGGCTGACGAAGACAAGACACGAGACTCTGAGCGTAGCCGCCTAATTAGTCCAGCTACTCAGCAAGCGGTAGAAACCCGCCACGCTGAAATCATGGAAGCTATCTTTGGTAACGGAGAGTTCTTTGACATCAAAGACGATGTTCGTGACTACAACAACAATCCGATGGATGTTGAGGCACTAAAGATTCAGCTCAAAGAAGATTTAGAAAAGCATAAGATTCGTAAGTCTATCGACCAAATTGAATTGATGGCAGAGATTTATGGTACAGGTATTGGCGAGATTATCGTTAAACAAGAGAAAGAGTTTGTCCCTGCTACGATGCCAATGCCGGGCATGGAACAAGCCGCCTATGGCGTACAAGAAAGAGAATACTTCTGCGTTAAGGTAAACCCTGTCAATCCTAAGAACTTCCTCATTGACCCCAACGCTACCTCGATTGACGATGCGATGGGATGTGCAGTTGAGAAGTTTGTGTCTATTCATAAAGTAGTTGAAGGCATGGAGAAGGGTATCTATCG